TTACTTTTCGACAAAAATAGCTTTTAATTTGCTAAATTCAATAATTGATATATATGCTGGTAAACAACTGCTATCCGATTGTTCGGTTTGTTTCTTTTTTATATTTAACCGTTTCTCAATCGTGTTGGTCGTAGCCTCTTTTAGGATTCCTGAAATTTCTAGTCTTGCAACGCGATTAAACAATATGTCATCTTTATATCCCATCCAGTAATCAAATCCATCTCCCTTACATGACCGTTCTATTATTGTATAATCTGTTTCATGGATGGCAAGAACACAAGATATGCAAACTGCCGCATGGTCTGTACAGTAATTTATCTCTTTCCAAGAACGGTCTATCTCATCATCAAAATAATCATCCCAATGTATTGGTATATCACGTTTACTATTTCCGTCAAGATGCAAAAAATCCCAATCCTTATGCCCTGAACGATGGAGTGTGGTCATGCAGGCGGAATAATAATGTGAAGCTAAATCCCGATGCATACCAGGCATTCCCTCTTTTATACTAGGTAAATCTAAATAGTCTTTCATTAGTTGCAGATACGGTTATGTTGTTGATTGTTTTATGTTTTTCTTAAATATTATTTAGGAAAAACATTGATGAATTGATAAATAGCATTAGGACCTATGTAGTCACATATCCAGCTCTTAGCGGCAGCTATCAATTTTTCTCGTGAATTTGCATTTGAAGCAAATTCTAAATTTATGATTTCACCATTATAACGGAAAACAGCAATATATTCTTTCATAATACATAATTTGAGTTTGTTATTTAATTTGTAGTACTCCGAATATCTGGAATATGATATGATGTTTAGAAAGGTAATCCTGTTATTTCGTATAAGCTGTCTTCATGAAATATCTCTCTCATTTTTCCGAACATCGAAGAATCCTTCTCTATGATAGGATATATTTTATGTATATAATTTTGCATGATTTTCTGGAGGTTTATCTTTTTTATGGAAGTACTATCGTTTGCAAGCATTAATTCAAAGTTCAATGTTGATTTTAATTCTTCTATTTTTTCATAGAATTGCATCTCTTTTGTATTGCTTTTTTTTAGTTCCTTAATGTTCTTTTCAGAGAATAATAAATTGATACAGTTGTCAATAATGGCATTGCATTGGTCATGATTATAACTTGTCATTTCTTGAAATTCAATATTGTCATAAAACATATCTTTAAAAAATGTGATTAACATGATATCTTGATTCTTTATCACTTTATTATATTCGTCAGGACTCTTTAATGTACTTTTCCCAATTGCATCAATCATTGCAGCCATCCTTTGAGATAAATTATTTAATTCTGCTATTGCATCTAATGTTTTACTGTCTTTTTCTTGTTTTTGTAATTGCTGTAGATAAAGAAATAGCATTCCTGATATTTGATTTTCTAGATAATTTTCAATTTCTTCAACTCTATCAAAAGTTTTGATTGCATTATTACTTTCTAGAATTGTTATGAATCGAAAAATGTTTATATCATCAACGTGGGCAAATTTGAATTTTGCTCCACTTTCAAAGAAATCTTTGTTTTTTTTATAGGTTTTATACCCTGCAAAAACATTTGTATCTATAAAAACAAATGTGGGGATACCTAAAGATTGTGCAGACTCATATTCTCTTCTAGTAATAGATACATATTGTTCATATGCTTCTTTTTGTCTTTTTTGTTCTTTTTCTTCAGAGTCTTCTTTGGAATCTGTGGCTATACTACCATATCTGCCTCCTACAATAAGAATCATCATGTGGCAGAGCCTCACTTCATTGTAACATGAGATATCTAATGGTTTGTTGAATTCAAATGTAACATTATCACTTTCGAATAAAACGGGATCCATTCCAAAATGAGATAAGAAATTTTCAATTCTTTCTCTGACATGCCGTAAATCATAGTATGTTGAACTTATGAATACACGTGGTTTTGCCATAGTGTTATTTTCTTTCGATTAACAAAATTAGTTTTTCTAAATTCTGGCTATTCCTGTTGTTAGCCTCTGCATTGAGTATATTAGCTTCTGCATTTTTCTTACTGGCTTCAGAAAGATTTTGAATACACTCTATATACTCGGATACATTATGGGATGAATCAATATATGACTCATTTGCACTATATTGATTATTTTCAGAAAATGCTTCTCCTTTTCCTGTTAATAACCAGTACGCATTTACCTTTTCTACTGAATTGACTATTTTTTCAAGTATATCACTTGATGGTTTAGAGGCTCTATCTTTTCCTAAGTAGTTAGAGATGCTCGTAGGGGCTATTCCAATAGCACGTGCAAAGGCGGCTTTATTTCCGTCAAATAATTCTTCAACAATGTATTGTAATCGATCTGCTATACTCATTGTAGTATGCGTATGGTTAAAAATTATAAATATAGTATGAAATAATTCTCAATATAGTTGTTTTAAATACTCAATGTAGTATCTTTGCATCATCAACAATGACAACAACAGCAAAGTAAGCGAGTTTTGTCGAGATAACCAAAAAAACAATATACCTAAAAAGGAGTAAGACAATGAAAAAGTACGATTTACGCAAGATTATGAAAACGGCTCATGAGATATACAGAAAGTATTTCAAGCTATACCAGCTTACTCACGGTGTACAGACTTTCGGTGACTGCATGAAAGTTGCTTGGGCTAATGAAAAGAAGCGTATCGCTGATGAAGAAGCAAGAAAAGCAGAGAAAGAAGCTATGCAAGCTGCTTTAATACAACCGGAAAGAAGAAGTACTTACGATTGCTTCAACGCTCCATCTTCCGCCTACTACAATCCAAACAGCAAAGGTGCTTTCGGTTCTCGTTACGTAGGCGACTAAATATAAACAAAGCTGCAGAAAAGGTCAGTGCTATACCGGTGATAAAAGCCGCGAGGGTTCGTGATAGCAAGCGGACACTTTACCCTTCACCGGGCAGCTTTCCCAAAATTGATAAACTTAAAACCAAAAGATATGCTACAACAAGAATTTGAAGAGAGAACAGGATTAAAACTATCGGTTGAGGGTTATGCCGAGGTTGAGGAATGCTACATGAATACAGACCTTGATAAAGACGCTTTTTGTAAGCTGTGGATTGAGAATCCAACCGCACTTAAAGAGATAGAACGAAAGACTGTATCAGTACGTGAGTTATACGAAGAGCGTAAATGCCTCTCTAACTTCTTGATAGACCAAGCTGAAAAATGGAGCGCAAGCGATTTGAGAGAAAAGGCTATCTCAATGATTGGTGAACGTGAATATCTCAGAAGAAAGATTGCTAAAGGCTACAATCTTTGGGAAGCGGATAAAGAGTTGCTTTTGGATATTCTGAAAAAGTAGAAATAATCTCTATCTGGTCTTTGAGCCTACCCTTTGATGGGAGATAGAGAACAAGATGGAGTGATTGCCCTAAGTAGTCCGTTCCAGAAAGCGATACTGGCGCTTACCCTCAAACCCAACATAGAGGACGCGAGAGATACCCGGAGTAGCAAGAATTTGCGATGATGTCTGAATGGGAGTTCAGAATGAGCGAAAGATTTGCAACGGTGCGAAATGAGAAGCCGACACGCCCCGAACGGTCATGTAGTGAAGTACAGTAGCTGATAACTCCGTTGAGAAGAACTGAGAGAGTTTATCGGGGCACGAATATTAAAAAATATAAGTATATGGACTATAAGGAAATCAACAATTTAACAGGTAAAATAAGTAAGATAAAATCCATATTGGAACATTCCTCTCAAATAGAGATGATTGCTACAATTCCGAATGCAGGTTATGGAGCGTCTATATATGATGCTGCGGAACCGACAATAATAACGGTGAAGTTGGAAAAGGACGAAGCTGAATTTCTTCTAAATGAGTATCAAAAACTTATAGAACAGAAAGTAGATAGTGTGATAAAAGTGAATAAAAAGACGAATTTATGAAAATTTCAAATTCCATTTTATCTAAAGAATTAGGACTTCCTTTAAAGAAAGTCCTAAAGATACTGAACTTATTAACTCACGCTGGGCTAATAACTCGAATAGTATCAAAAGAAGGAACACAAATAGAACTTACTGAAAAAGCAAAGGTTCTTCTTTCTTCAACATCTCAAGCTCTTTATAGAGAAAGTCAACATATTCTTCGACAGAATTATGCACATTCTCTCCAGATACTTCATCTAATAAGGTCGAGTTGGTAAGATAATCTCGGCAAAAGAATTTGCCGTTTATTCCATCTGCTTCAAGAGTTGTATCTTGTGGGAACCCTATTAGGTCAAGAGCCCAATGCAACAGATTATCTATACTAAAGAATTTGAGTTCAACTTTCAACCCAATACGTTCAAGTTCATCGTATTTGTTGCACAGATTGATGTATTCTGTAATAAGTTCTTCAGCGGTTTGCCTTTGACTTTTGAATAATTTTTTCTCCATACTTACTTAATTTTTAGATTTTGCACTCCAAAGTTAAGTAAATCTCCCGAATAAAGCGTGATGCCGCCAATCGAATTGGTTCGGGAGAACTCAAATATTAATCATTAAAATTTTATAGTAATGAAAAAGAAAATAATCACAGAGAACTACACTCCGGCTTTGAGAGATATGGAAGTAGGAGATATTCTTACTTTCCCAGTGAAAGCGAAGCCTTCAATCAAAGGAACAATAATTCCTCGGTTAAGAGAGGAATTTTGTGTTGAAGGCGCAGACTGGAAAGTAGGAGAGACTGATAAGAAAAAAGGTCTTTTTGATGTAGAAAGGGTTGCGTGATGATTTCCCTTTCTCCTGCGGAAATGCTTGTTGCAAATGAGTATTGCAAGGGACTTGCCGACAAAGAGGTAGCAAATAATCTGAGTAAGTCTGTTTGGACTATCAAGACGCAGAAGCGGGCTATCTATCGAAAGTTAGGCATATCCAAAGATACCGAATTGCTTCTGTATATGATTTGCGACAGGTTGAAACGCAATTTTGATTTGAACGAGTTACGGAAGCATGGACTTGAGCTTTTATTCTCCATTCTTTTCGTAGTGATGCAAGTTACTTGTAATGATATTGATTTGCGGAGAATGAAAACACCCTCACGAGCACGTACTGCAATGCGCTATATAAGAATAGGGGGGCGGAGTAATAATAATTTTAATTTTTGGGCAGCATGATATATGAGGTAAACGGTAATTTACGCAGTTCCATGTTGATTGATGGGACGGCGGAGGCAAGATTGGCAGATATACTTACCATCATGGATAAGCGTACCTTTCCTAAGAGAGAATCAGAAAGAATAGTAGGTGGGCCAGGTAGATTGAAAGCTTTGGTAAATTCTCAAAGAGTGAGAGTTGAATATAGACCTAATGGACGAAGTTATTACAACGCTTCGGATGTGTTGAGTTTTGCAAAAGTAAGAAAAGGAAGAAACCATGAAAAGAATAATTCTCAACGTGCTATTGCTTAATATATTGGCTTTACCTTGTTTGGCAATGTTTAATGGTGTTGACCCGGTAACGGGAGAGTGGAACTATACTATTAACCTTTTTGGTATAGTGTATTCGATTTGGTTTTATCGTAATGTGTTGAAGAAAATAATAAAGATATAAACCTCAGCGGAGGAAGTGTATTACATAAAACTTGTTTAGTTAGACTACTGCCGGCAAGGTCTGTGAAGATATAGCGGGCAGAAACGGGTAATTAGCTCAGTCAGGTAGAGCGGTACATGATTATTTAATGTTGGTAATTTGTCATGGTATTATTTAAAGGTTTCATTCATGTACAGGTCGTGGCGTTCAAATCCCACATTACCCACGAGGATAATCCTCTATTTATTAACCAATAATGCCGGCGAAAAGGACGTCGTAGGGAGAATGCCCCTATTTGAGTTTTATACTTTAAACTATCTTGTTAACTACCCTTCCCGGTGTGGCTTGGCCGCCTATCCGGGAGCAATGCCCAAGCGAGAGCAGATATAGTTTAGTATTTTTATTTGGTTGTGCTGAGGTGTTCTGTCTGTGAAGATAGTACACCTTTTTCTTATTCGGGAGTTCGGTGTAATGGCTAACACACCTCATTCGAGGAGACTGGCGGTTCGAGTCCGCCAACTTCCACGATATTTTTTTTATTAACCACATAAATTTTATCATTATGAGTTTGATTAAGAAACCTAACGAGCTGACCGTTAAGACTACATTGTCAGCGCTGATTTATGGACAACCGGGTATGGGTAAAACGACATTGGCATTATCTGCCCCCAACCCTGTGCTTTTCGATTACGACGGCGGTATTCACCGTGTCAATGCGGCTCATCGTGTACCCACTGTTCAGATTACAAGCTGGGATGAAACGAATCAGGTACTTGCTTCTGAGGAAATCAAAGAGTTTGATACGATTGTGATTGATACCGCCGGAAAGATGCTCTCTTTCATGGATAAGGCTATCATGGCAGCCAACCCGAAAATGAAGAAAGCTGACGGAACTCTTTCATTACAGGGGTATGGAGTGAGAAAGAATATGTTCATCAGCTTTGTAAATCAGGTAACCTTAATGGGTAAGTCTGTAATCTTCGTGGCCCATGAACGGGAAGAGAAAGTCGGTGATGAAAAACAGATACGCCCGGAAATTGGCGGTTCATCCGCCGGCGACTTGATTAAGGAACTGGATTTAGTCGGTTATATGGAAGCCATTGGCAAGGATAGAACAATCTCCTTTGATCCGTGCGAGAAGTTCTACGGTAAGAACACCTGCAATCTTTCTTCACGTATCAAGATACCTGTCATTATTGATGCTTCCGGTACCATTACGGGAAAGAATGATTTTATGACGAACATTATCAATACCTATAAAGAGTATCAGACAAAACAGACAGAGTTATCTTCAGAATATGATAAGGTTCTTGAGGTTATTCGTGATACAGTGGAACAGGTGACCGATATGCAGTCGGCCAATGAGGTACGGGAAGCGATTGCGGGAATGAGCCATATCTTTGATACTAAGGTACGGGCCGGTATGATGCTTAATGAAAAATGTAAGAAGCTTGGATTAAAGTTTAATAAACTCAGCAATAAATATGAACCGGCAGCCTAAGTACAGATTTTATCCGTCGCTACTCGATAAGTTCGAACAGTATCTACGGGCTGATGAACAGGTGGAAAGCTTCTGGAACATTGACAACGAAACGGGGGAATATAAGAAAAGTCCCGAAGAAATTGAAGCGGAGCTCAAGCAAAGCCTGCTTGATGCAATAAACCGCGTTCCGTTTGAGAGTGAGGCAGCCGATAAAGGGACAGCATTCAATGCTGTCATTGACTGTTATATCCACAAGAGAAAACATATTCCAAGCGAGCGGGAACCATATACCATTGTCGGTGATGAAGAAACCAACATTATTCAGGTTGACTTCCCGCCTACGGATATAGCGCCTGCCCGTCATTTCCTGTTTGACCGGGAATGGTGTATCGAGCAGTCGAGATATTTTGCCGGTGCATTGTCCCAGGTCTTTGCCTCTGCCATTATCTCCACCCGTTACGGTGATGTGGAGCTTTACGGGTTTATAGACGAACTTCTCCGGGACATTGTCTATGACATCAAATCAACATCCAAATATGATTTCGGTAAGTATGAACATGGATGGCAGCGGCATGTATACCCTTATTGCCTGATTGCTTCCGGTCAGATGGAGAGTGTGAAAGCTTTTGAGTACACTGCTTATCAGTTGAAGGGTGGTACGAGCCGTACACCGTTAATCAGCGGAACGCAGTACCCGGAATACTACACCTATAACCACGAACAGACGGTTAAACTGTTGACCGCCCACTGTGAGCATTTCATAGAGTTTTTGGAAGCTAACAAGGAACTTATTACAGACAAGAAAATCTTTGGGTTAGAGTAATGGCACAAGAAGCAATTTTAGAAAAGGTTAAGGGTGAGGTACACATGAGCAAATCTTTTGACTTCATGTGTTCCCAACTTCGTAATGGTCGGTACCGTGTGAAAATCGAACGGTTCACAGAGCCGCGGACATTATCGCAGAATGCTCTTATGTGGCTTTGGTTCACTTGTATTGAGCAGGAAACGGGGACGGATAAACAGGATGTACACGACTATTACTGTAACCTTTTTCTTAGAAGAGCTTCCTATATCAAAGGTAAAGAAACGGTTATCACCGGAAGCACCTCGAAACTCAATACAGTGCAGATGACTGACTTTCTGAATAAAGTACAGGCTGATGCTGCTGCCGAACTGGGAATAACACTCCCTCTTCCGGCTGACCGTTACTATAACGAATTTATCAACGAATATCAAGACAGGAGATAGAAATGAATATCACAAAAGCAAAAATAACGAAGGACAACACGCTTGTTGCCACTTTTAAGAACGAGAATGAGGATAATGTGACTGTTGAGGGAAAAAATCTTATTCATAAGGATTTACGTGCTGCATTCGATGAACTTATCCCTCACCTTACTTTCCTCTGTGAGCAAAAGGAAGCTGACGGCAAAGATTCCATAGATGAATTGCCGGAAGAAATCTTCTCTACATTTGAGGTTACCGGCTATACAATCGGTGGTTCCGACGATAATACCGGTGTTACTTTGGTCGGTAAACGCTTTCTCAAAAGTAAAAAAGTGCTCAATCTCATTGCACCGTTTACCATGTTCAACAATGAGAACGAGGAATACGAACACGCTTTTGAGCTGCAGCAAGCCGTTGATGCTTGTAATTATGAAGTGGAACAGTACCTGACTGCCAAGAAGTGGGCGGTGGTTCAACAAGAACTTCCGTTTGATGAAAGCGCCCCGACCGACATTGCGGCCGACCCGGTAGGCGATGCCGCATTTGAGGAGGAAGCTAACGAGTTCCTCAAACAAGTGGCGGAACAGACTGGTACTACTTTGATTGTGAACGGTAAGAAAGTGAAACCGCGTCATTCACGCAGTAAGAAAGTTAAAGAAACGGCAGCTTGATTATGGCAGCACCTTTTTGTATCACCAAATACCCGGACGGTTTCAAACTTAAATTCATGTATCATCCGATGCTGATTAAATGTGTGAAGAACATCCCGTCAGTCAAGGCAAACGCTAAAAAGGCTTATCTTTTTAATGAAAAAGCCTGGTGGGTTGACCTTGCCGATGAATGGTATGTCAACACTATGGCAAATTGGGCGGTACAATATGGATATTGCGGATCGGTACAGCGGTCGGAGCAACGAAAAGCTGATATAACTTTTGACATTGCTCCGATGCCGCAACTGACCGTACCCCATGGATTACTCCTTGAACCATACGATTATCAGAAAGAGGGCATTGCATACGCTTTGTCTCATAAACGGTGTATCTTCGGTGACCAGCCGGGACTCGGTAAGACGTTACAGGCAATAGGTACGGTAACGATTGCAAAATCTTACCCCTGCCTTGTTATCTGTCCGGCAGCGTTGAAAATAAACTGGCAACGTGAGTTCAAGAAGTTTGCTGGAAAACAGGCTTTAATTCTTGATGATAAGAACAAAAATACTTGGCAGCGCTTCATTGAAACCAAGTGCTGTGATATTTTCATTACTAACTATGAGTCGCTGAAAAAGTTCTTTGTTCTGGACGTTAAGGATGATGTACGGTTTACGATGAAATCAATCTCTTTTGACCCTCGTATAACGCTTTTCAAATCAGTTATTATTGACGAGTCCCATAAATGTAAGTCTACCAAGACCCAGCAAAGTAAGTTTGTTGAAGGTATCTGCAAAGGTAAGGAGTTTATTCTTGAACTGACAGGAACACCTGTTGTGAATGATAACACCGACCTTATACAACAGCTTAAGATAATGGGACGTCTGGAAGACTTCGGCGGGTATAAGACATTTACCGAGCGCTTCTGCAACGGACCGAAGAAAGCATCCAATCTGAAAGAACTGAATTGGCGTCTTTGGAATACATGTTTCTTTCGGCGTGAGAAAGCAAAGGTATTGACCCAACTTCCGGACAAGACTCGGCAGTATATCGAAATGGATATAACTACGCGGTTGGAATACGAAAAAGCGGAGAGCGACCTTATACAATATCTTCGTGTGTTTAAGAATGCGGACGATGAGAAAATCGCTAAGTCCATGAGGGGAGAGGTTATGGTAAGGATGGGCATTTTGAAAGCCATTTCCGCCCGTGGAAAAATCAAGGCGGCTGCCGAGTTTATTCATGACGTTATCGATGGGGGAGAAAAGCTGATAGTATTTGCTTATCTGAAAGAAGTAGTAATGGAACTGAAAAAGATGTTTCCTCAAGCAGTAACGGTTACAGGTGAAGATAATGCTACCCGGAAACAGATGGCTGTAGATGCTTTCCAAAATAATCCAGATTGTACACTTATTATTCTGAACTACAAATCAGGTGGTACGGGGCTTACGCTGACTGCTTCCAGTCGTGTGGCCTTTATTGAGTTCCCATGGACGTTCAGCGATTGCGAACAGGCGGAAGACCGGGCACACCGTAACGGCCAGAAGAATAATGTCAACTGTTACTATTTCCTTGGAAAGAATACCATTGATGAATATATGTATGATGTCATTCAGCGGAAGAAGGGTATAGCTAACGGAGTTACTGGAACTGATGATGTAGTAAAGGAGAATGTAGTAGATATGGCTATGGACTTATTCAAAGGTAGATTATGAGAAAGAAACAGACTACACCGCAATCGGAAAGTCAGATACAGCATAGTTGTCTGACTTGGTTCCGGCATCAATATCCGTTTTTGAGTCGCATGCTGTTCGCTGTTCCTAACGGTGGGAAACGCGATGCCCGTACCGGCGCTCAGATGAAATACGAAGGTGTTTTACGCGGCGTTTCCGATTTGATATTACTTGTCCCAAAGAAGGGCTTTGCGTCTCTCTGTATTGAAATGAAAACACCGAAAGGGAGACAGAGCGAAGAACAGATAAAATGGCAGAGGGAAGCGGAAAAGTATCGAAACAAGTATGTGGTTTGCCATTCTCTCCCTGAATTTATGAATGAAGTTAATTCTTATCTACGATGAACTATATTGAGCTAATAAAGGACTTCTGGTTACAACATAACGCATATTCGCTAACTGTCACAGAAACCGCTTTGTATTTCTACCTGTTAGAAACTAACAACCTCTGTAGGTGGGCGAATACGTTTAACCGTAACAACAGCAAGGTTCTTGCAGACCTTGGCATAGCTTCTCTAAAGACTTTGTCAAATGCTCGGAATAGATTAAAGCAGGTTGGATTGATTGACTTCAAAACGAAGAATGGAAGCCCGAATGTGGTGTACACCTTGGTAAAATTTACCGAGGTCAGGGCGCAGGTTGATACCGAGGTTGGGGCGCAGGTCAGTACCGAGGTTGGTGCCGAGATAATAAAACATAAACAAAAACAAAAACGTAGGGATAACTCTGGCGAGTTATTCCCACCGGAACCACCATCGAAAAAGAAGCCGCCTAAAACCAAAGTGGAGTTTATACCACCAACCGTCGAAGAAGTGAAAGAGTATTTTCGGGACAAACTTCCCAACTGGGAACTACAAGCGGATATTTTCTACAATCATTTCTCCGGTCTTGGTTGGAAAACATCCACTGGTGCCAAGGTTGAATGTTGGGACAGCCGGGCCAATCTTTGGATAATCGAAAAAAAACAGCAAGGCAATGGAAAAACAGAAACCCAAGGACAAAACGGTCGGGATGCTGATAAAGCAGCAAAGGCAAGAAACCTCATTGCGGAGTACGCGGCCATCGAGCAGGGATATGATGCTGTCGGCCATCAAGCAGAGATACCCGACCTTTAGCCAAGCATCTGCCGCATATTCGACATCGCTCCAGCCGATACTTCTTGCCGACCTTGATAAAGCGTACAGTGAGAAGTCCCCCACGTTGTCAGACCTTGAACGGATGTATGGTGACGGCTCCTCGGCTTTATGGGCAAAGACGCAGCTACTGACTATTGATTTTGCCTCTGCCACAAAAGAGAGTGCTGATGAAAATGCTTTGAACGAGTTCTCAAACTTGTTTGTAAGGCAGTACCACTACATCAAGCTGACCGAATTCATTCTATTTGTCGCCCGGTTCAAGCTGGGTAGATACGGTAAATTCTACGGTTATTTCGACACGATAACTATTGGCGAGGCTTTCCGCAAGTTCCTCAAAGACCGGTCGGATGAGCTGGATATAATCATCCGGAACCGCAATAATCGGGCACAGGAGCAACAAGCACCTGTAGAGCGGAATCACCAACCACCCGACGACTTACGGGCAAAACTCAAATTAAGATGAAAGACATAAAACTGATAGCGACTATTCTGTCAATTCTGACAGCGTATGCCGCTTTTTATTTTGTCTGCTACTGGATAGCGGACTATTGTTTAAGGACTTATTTGTAACGCAATTATGGAAAACAAAACTTTCAAAGAAGCTATCAAGAGTTATCTTGATGAACGTGCCAGGACTGACGAACTGTTTGCCAAGTCCTACGCAAAGGAAAACAAGAATTTGGACGAGTGCTGTTCTTACATCATGGGGGAAGCCAAGAAGCGCGGCAATGCCGTATGTATTTCTGATAATGAGGTATTTGGTATGGCCGTACACTATTACGACGAGGACGACATAAAAGTCAATAAACTTCCTGCCGGCACGAGAACCGTCACTTCCACTTCACCCAAGTCGGTGAAGTTGACTGAGGAAGATAAACAGAGGGCTCGTGAGGAAGCGATAAAACGTCTTACTGAAGAGCAATATGTTTTGCTTAAGAAAAAGCCGTCACGGGGAAAGAAAGAGGCAACAGAAGTACAACAGATGTCATTGTTCTAAACCATGAAACCACGTACTAAATTGCAAAAGGAAGTCGCCGAGCTGAGTGAAAAGTTGGGTGAAATCTCCGAATCTCCCAAAAATTGGGCAAAAGAGCACTTGTTTGCTCACACTGCGTATAAATGCAAGGATGAACTTTGGTGTTCAGAATGTGGTAAGATGTGGATAAATACCGATAATAGCGAATTGGGTACTATCCTTTTGGGTAATAAGACCGAATGCCCTTATTGCCACCATAAATTAGATGTAACAGTCAGTCGTAAGAGCCAGAATAAAGAGGAAATCTACATGGACATACTGCAGGTTGTAGGTGGCTTTCAAGTTATACGTCATATCCTGTGCTGCAAGTATTCTTGCAAAAGTGGTTTTCGTGAGCATCCGATATCAAATCCTTATTACAGTTTCTTTGAGACTGTTCAGGAATGGATTGCAGTTAATGGCAAACGTACCATTATCGCCAGGCCTATGAATATGGGTGGCAATGGATGGTTGTATAGTGAGCCTTTGAGTATAAAGAACGAATACGGTAGCGGTTATTACAGTTATGGAGATGTATACTCTATACATGGATGGTTATATAGCAAGATAGAGCTTCTCCCGGAATTAAAGAAACGCGGTATAGGCCGGAATTTTCCCGATGTCAATCCGTCGAGGCTTATACGATCGCTCTTAACCGGTAACAATGATGCCGAACTCTGTTTGAAAACAAAGCAGATGGCAATGCTTAAGCACATGGCTAAAGAGGGGTATTATCAGCTTCGATACAAGCCGTCTTTCAATATCTGTAATCGTAATCATTACATCATCAGGGATGCCGGTATGTGGAATGACTACATCGACTTGCTGCTCTATTTCAAGAAAGACGTACGTAACGCCAAATATGTCTGTCCTAAGAACCTGAAAGCCGAGCATGATTTGCTAATGAATAAGAAAAGGAGCATTGAAGCAAAGCTTCGCAGAGATAGGGAAAGACGGGAAGCAATCCGTCGTGAAAAGGAACGTAGAGAGAACATTATTCAGTTTTACAAAAGAATGGAGAAGTTCTTCGGTTTGGAGATTACGGACGGAAGTATAACTATCCGTCCATTGGAAAGTATAACCCAGTTCTACCAAGAAGGGAAAGCAATGCACCATTGCGTATATACGAATGGGTATTACAAGCGTAATGATTGCCTTATCCTTTCTGCTCGTATCGGGGAAAAACGCATCGAGACGATAGAATTGTCTCTGAAAACTCTTGAAGTAGTCCAATCCCGTGGTGCATGTAACCAGAATACAGAATACCATAAACGTATCATAGGACTTGTCAAAAAGAACATAGGTTTAATTCGTAATAGATTATCAGCATGAAACATATTATCCGAAAAATAGAATACATCACCGGCGATAATCGTCGGTGTGAGAAAGTGACTATTGAAACAAACGACATCGAGGCTGAGAGAAAACGACTGTATGCCAAGTGTCCCTGTGATGTGATATACTTTACTTATGAGACAATGAAATAGGTCGAAATATGAATGTTCATCAGACAGTTCCCCGTTCGGATTGTACCTCTTTCGCCAGATGTGGCAAGCACTCACTTGCCTATTGCCGAAAGTACGGTGCATCCGAATGTGGGTCATGTGAAATAGTGAAGCGGAAACCGAGAAACCGGGTGATAGTGGACGAAGTAGAACGTAAAGTGTGCAGCCGTTGCGGAAGATTGCTTTTGCTATCCTGCTTCTACGATAGAACGATTCACCGCAACGGGAAAGCATATCACATCAAGACATCATGGTGCAAGATGTGCATATCTGAGGATAATAGGAAACGGAACAGAAGAAAGGAAAGCGAATGAATTTACAATCAAAAATAGATTATTCCATAGCTCTACTTCATAAGAGTGAAAGAATGCATTCTAAAATTGGCAATTTGCTTATTTATAATTCTCAGTCCTAATACTTGGAAAATCAATAAGAAGAGATTGTTATATATTTTTATGTATTTAATAGTGTAATCTATTTCTGTGGTAATACGTTTGTTTCGTGGATCTTGTGCCCACTGTGTTTTTAAATCAGTGAGTATTCTTTTGGTTATCTCAAAATATTCTGGAAAATTTCTTAACTCAAAGCATGTTGCAATTTGTCTATCTAACATAATACGGTCTTTTCCTTCTTCGGGTTCGACTAGTTGTTTTATTAATAGATGATAAGTTTTGAATCTTAAATCTCTCTGGCTTAAATTTTTTTCCGTGATAAATTTGTATAATGGTACTATTACTCCAAAGAAAGATATAAAGATTCCTAATAACTTAATTAATAGGTCGCTATTTGTAAATTCCATGTCTTATAAAGTTTAGATATACAAAGTAAATAATAATAGTTGATATATGAAAGCAATAACCATAAAACAGCCGTGGGCATCTTTGATAGTCCACGGTATCAAAGACATCGAAAATCGGACTTGGCCGTGCCCTAAGAAGTATATTGGACAGAGGGTGCTGATACATTCAAGTGCCATCCCTGTGGAAATGATAAATCCTAATAGTGTATTCACAAGGCAACAATGGGACAGTTTCTCACTTGGATTTCAGAGAGAGATTATTTGCGGTGAGGGATATATAAATTCTGCTATCATTGGAAGTGTGGAGATAATAGACTGTGTGATAAATCATCCTTCTATTTGGGCAGAGAAGGGAGTTTATAATTGGCTACTTGCTAATCCTATCCTATTTAAAGAACCTATCGAGAACGTGAGAGGAAAGCTTTCTTTCTGGGACTATGAGTTTTCTTCCGACTAACTATTTAAAGAATGAAATGATAAGTGATAAAAAAGTAATGAAAAGTGTTGCAACCGATATGTATAACATAATTTTTGATGATTTGTTATATTCTTTCCTGAATTTTTGTTGAGCAAGAATTTCTGCTTTTTGCATTTGGAGTAGTTTATATTGTTCCTCCATGAGAATACGGTTATTTTGTTTGTCTTTCTTTTTTATATAAGTTGATTGCCCGGAAAGTCCGGAACCTATATCAAAACCTAAATCACTTTTATAAGAATTAAATCCATTCATATTAATAAGTCTTTATGTAAATGATAAATACAAAAATGATGCCAAAAGGCTATACAATGAAAAAATAATGGAATCTCAGTTTTTTACTGCCAAATTGTGTCAGTAACTTCTTTGATACCGGATAGTCCGTTCATGGATTATTCGGTATCTTTATTTTGTAAATCAAAATAATAAAGTATGTACGCAGTAAATCAGTATGATGCAATTGCAGAGAGTTACGATTCTCTGTTTAAAGATGAAGTCAGCATTGAGGAGAATAATAAGATAGCCTCGATGCTTTTTGATGTTCCCGGAATTATTCTTGATGTGGGATGTGGCACCGGATTGTTCCTTGATATTCTGAAAGTATCTCCGGATGAATATTTCGGTATCGATCCGAGCAATAAGATGCTTGAAGTTTTTAGGAAGAAGCATCCCGGGTATTATAATCTATGCATCCCGTTTGAGATGTTCAACCTAAAGTTTATGGTATTCAATACCGTTGTCGCCCTGTTTGGTTCGGCCAGTTACATTGAAATCGAAGCGTTAACGGATATCCCCGAGGAGAAGAATTTGTTCCTTATGTTCTATAAAGAAACGTATCATCCGGTGACTTATGAACGTAGCGGTTGCGAATTGGAATATTATGAACATTCGAGGTGTGAGCTGGAACAAGGCTTTCCTCATTGTGAAGTAAAAGAGTTTGGTAACTATTATATCGTGACTAACGTATGATATTATATTCAGAACAAAATGTGTATGAAGCGGCGAAAGAACGCATAAGGCAGTTATTTTCTATAGGTGGTCGTCTGGGCGTTTGTTTTTCTGGAGGCAAAGATAGTACCGCTTTGCTGCATATCACTTTGGAAGTGGCACGTGAACTTGGTATTCGAAAGATACCGGTTATGTTTCTTGACCAGGAATGTGAGTACACATATACAGTCGAGTATATGCGTTATGTTATGTCTTTGCCAGAAGTAGAGCCTATTTGGGTACAAGTACCATTCAGATTATGGAACGCTAATAGCGGTGATTGGTTTATTCCTTGGGAACCAGGAAAAGAATGGATGCGTGAAAAAGAGGATATTGCTTTCAAAGAGAATGTATATGATGCTGACAGATTTAAAGACATGTTCAACGCTATTGCATTTCATCACTTAGGAGAAGATTATGTTTCTTTGGGTGGTGTCCGTATTGAGGAATCTCCGGCCCGTCGTGCAGGATTAACAGGCAAGGAGACCCTCCCTGGTATGACATACGGAAAGCGTTGCAGTCATGGAGTAGTTATGTACCCTTTGTATGATTGGTCTTACCGCGATATCTGGTATTATATCTTCTCCAATCGGTTAAGATATAATAAAGCCTACAATTACATTTTCTCAAAAGAGCCGCTACGTTCGGCCAGGGTGTCCTCTCTGATTCATGAGAACAGTAATCAGAATATCCCTTACTTGCAGGAAATTGACCCGAAGGCATATAATGCCATGTACACCCGCATCCCCAATATTGGTACGACAAATCATCTTCTGTTGGATGCCTTTGAAGAGATACGTAATTATCCGAACTGTTTTAAGGATTGGCCGGAATATTTGAAGTATCTCATTGATAACATAGTGGCTGAGGATAAGAATAAAATCATTTTCTCCAATAATCTGAAGACAGTGATTACTAAAGTAGCAAATTGGTCTGATGTAGACCGTCTTGATATTTACCGCGCTTTTGCTCGTGGGATTATTACCGAAGACTTTGAACAGACAAAGTTAAATAACAGATTATTGGTTCATAAATCAAAGTATAAATATGGAAAGGCTAAAAGAAATAATCATCCGGATGCTTGATGAAACGCCGGACAAAATAAACTTTTTGAATGAAGTGAGGCAACTTCTATTTTCCTTGTCCCCGGAGAAAGTAAACCCGGTGGATCGTGTTCTTTGGGTTCCAATGGAAATGGTAAAGGCAAACAACTATAATCCTAATGCCGTGGCAAAGCAGGAAATGCAGTTGCTTTATACTTCCATTCGTGAAGATGGATATACTCAGCCTATCGTTACGATTTGGAGCGAGGAAGAGCAAAAATACATTATTGTAGACGGTTTTCACCGTAATCTCATTGCACGTATGTACAAGGATATTGCTCGACGGAATAGTGGTCGTCTCCCCATTGTGGTTATTGATAAGGATGTCAATGACCGTATGGCATCTACGGTCCGGCATAACCGGGCACGTGGTAAACATTCTGTTGACGGCATGACGAATATCATTTATAACATGATTAAAAATGGAGAGTCGGATGCAGTCATTTGTAAGAAGCTTGGCATGGAACCATTAGAGCTTGTAAAACTTAAGCACATCACCGGCTTTGCTAAGATGTTCAAGAACTACGAATACAGCAAAGCCATTAAAGAAATTATTCATCACACAGATTCAGCAGAGTTATGATTATGGATATACAGAATATTGCAATAGATAAAATCATTCCATATTGGAATAATGCCCGGAACAATAGCAAGGCTATCAAACCGGTAGAGGAATCAATCAAGAAGTTTGGCTTTAACCAACCGCTTGTAGTAGATAAGAATCTTGAAATCATTGTCGGCCATACACGATACTTTGCTCTCTTAAATCTTGGATATAAGGAAGTACCTTGTATAGTCGCTGATTTGGACGAAGAAAAGGCACGCCAGTATCGTATTGCTGATAATAAGACATCGGAGTTTGCATCATGGGATGAAGATAAACTGATACGTGAACTTAGGACTATGAATGTCCCTGCAGATATGCAAGATTTCTTTTTTGAGCCAATAGAGCAGTTACTCGGATTTGATGTAAACTTTACTCCGGCAGATGATTATGCAACAGAAGATATGCAAGCAGAGGAAGTACAGCGGGAGTTCAGTCAGGAAATGGAACGTCAAGAGAACGAGGCTTTCAAAAAGAAAACGGAACGTATTGAAGAGAACTTAGAGCAAGAGAAGACCGAATATATTGAAATGGCATGTCCCCATTGTGGAGAAATAATCAGAATGAAGAAGTGATATGGCAGCACCAACGGGAAATAAATTTTGGATGTTAAGGAGTAAGCATGGGAGAGATAAACTCTTTTCCACGCCGGAACTTTTGTGGGAAGCTGCATGTGAGTATTTCCAATGGTGCGATGAAAATCCTTGGCTTTCCAAAAAAGCTGTTCAAAAGACAGTTCCTGTGAAAAGAAAGAAAGGGAAGAAAGTGGAAACTGTTAATGAGCAGCAAGTGCAACAAGAAGTTTCCCCGACTTCCCGTCCATACTCCCTTACCGGATTTTGTATTTACGTAGGCGCTTCATCCAAATGGTGGAGCACCTTTCGTACGGAATGTAAAAATAAGAATGACGAAGATTTTTTAGAGGTCATCGCACGCGTGGAAGAAACAATCGAAACGCAGCAGTTTGAAGGTGCATGTGTCGGTGCTTTTAATGCGAATATCATTGCTCGTAAACTTGGGCTTGCGGATAAGCAGGAAGTAGACCATACGAATGCAGGGAAAGAATTCAAAGGGTTTAATTTTCTTCCATATACCCAAGAGGCTGAAGATGTGAAGTAATGGGAGAGCAGGTCAACATAAAGCAGCGTTTAGCCTATAACTATCTTCGTGACGATGTTACGAAGTTCTTATGTTATGGTGGTGCCGGTGGCGGTGGTAAGTCATGGCTCGGTTGCGAATGGCTGATGCAATGTGCTTACTATCTTCCCGGTACTCGTTGGTTTGCCGGGCGAAATAATTTAAAGGATAGTAGAGAGTCTATATCTGTGACTTTCGATAAGGTTGCCAAATGGCATAAGTTCGCTGATTACAAGCAAACGAATGACGGTATAAGGTTGGGGAATGGTTCGGAGATTATCTTTCTTGATTTGACTTATTATCCGGTTAAAGACCCTATGTATGAACGTTTGGGCTCTAAGGAGTTTACGGGTGGCTGGATTGAAGAAGCTGGACAAGTTCACTATCTCGCTTTTGAGGTTTTAAAGACCCGTATAGGCAGACACTTAAATGATGTCTATAATATTCCCGGTAAGATACTTATTACTTGTAATCCTAAAAAGAACTGGCTTTATAGAGAGTTTTATAAACCATGGAAAGAGAAGAAACTGAAAGTTCCTTACGCTTTCATTCAGGCGCTTGTACAAGATAACCCTTATGCGACAGAAGATTACATCGATACACTCCGGAATACAAAAGATAAAGTTACGAAAGAGCGACTATTGTATGGAAACTGGGAGTACGATAATGACCCTACGGTTCTCTGTGATTATGATGCCATTTGTGATTTATTTGTAAACGAGCATGTACAACCGGTAGGCTTATCAACAGGTTCTTCTGACCTTGCCATGAAAGGCCGAGACCGTTTTGTCAGTGGGCATTGGATAGGTAATGTATGCTATATCAGATTAGACCAGGAATACAGTACGGGTAAATCCATTGAGGCAGACCTTAAAAGCATGATGATACAGTGGAGTATTCCACGCAGTATGATGATAGTTGATAGCGATGGGCTGGGGAGTTATCTTGAAAGTTATCTGAATGGTATCAAAGAATTTCATGGCGGTAATCGCCCGATTAATCTGGAGTTTGACAATCTGAAATCAGAGTGCGCTTTTAAGCTCGCAGAACTGATAAATAACCGACAGATAAGGATTATATGTACGGAAGCCCAAAGAGAGCGTATAATTGAAGAATTAGGAGTTTTAAAGCAAGACCATATAGATGCTGATACCCGAAAGAAAGGAATAATCAGTAAAGAGAAAATGAAAGAGATTCTTGGTCATTCTCCGGATTATCTTGATATGCTGATAATGGCAATGTTCTTCCGTATCAAGCCAATTCCCAAACGACCAAAAGCAAAATTAGGACAGATATGACAGTAAAAGAATTTTTGATATTAAGTGAGGTGGCAAGCAATGCTATTGAACTGTTGGAGCGGATAAGAAAGCTTCCAAAGCCGGACTTCATTTTGGGAGTTCGTTTGCCGGATAATCTGAATGATGCCACTATTGGGCAACTTATGGGGCTGCAATCTATATCAAGCGATATTGATTGCATAATGATGCCATGTCATGTCCTTTTGGGGGTATCGGTTGAACAAATAGAAGCATGTGAGGTAGAGGATGTTTTGGGCTTTTCCTCATGGGTTACTAAAGAGGTGGAACGGATAACCAAGCTGTTTGAAACAACGAGTGTGGCGCCTACTCCTGAGGAAAAACGTGCGGGTGTGGATCAGTTATCATTTGGTTTGTTTGGGTTGGTGGACTATTATGCAACCCGTATGGGAATTACTGACCATGAGCAGGTAGAAAGTGTTCCATGGGTCAGAGTGTATAAATGTCTTGATATGGATGCAGAGAAGATAAGATATGAACGAAGATTACGTAAAATTTATCAAGATAATAACAAATGAACACAAGTGTAGAGAGGAAAATAGCGTCTGTTGCAGAAAAGCTGAAAGACATAACCTATTTGTTTGATAACTGGGCGACGGCTAACGTCCGGTTGGATAAAATGCCATTACCGGCTATGATTAACTTACTGCCTGTATCCGGTAAGTTCGTTATATCCAGAACACAGTTGAAGGATTGCCCTAACTGTATGATAGCATTTGCAGATAAGACAAGGTTTGATTTCGACGGGGTGGAGAATGATAAGGTTATTGAGAGGTGCAAAGGATATGCCGTACAGTTTATCAAAGAACTGAATAAAAGCGGACTGTTTGAGTGGGTGAGTGATGAAGTACCTTACTCCATATTTTACGATAAGTTGGATGTGAATGTTACTGGGATAATGATAGAATTGAAACTTAAAGAGGTTCAAGGAGTACCCATGTGTTAGTTATGGAAGATAGGAGAAAAGAAATAAAAGGTATTCTGATTGAGGAGTTGGACAGTCTTCGGCAACGTATCATTGAGAATCATATACGGGCTGGGCAGCGTGCAAGTGGAAGGACTATCAAAAGCTTGCATGTTGTGGTAGATGATAATCATGGCTTCTTGTTTGGTAGGCAGGCTTTCGGCGTATTGGAAACGGGACGCAGACCGGGGAAAGTTCCTAAAGGATTTTATAAGATTATCCGGCAGTGGATGATGGATAAGGGGATTCAAGTAGAGAAGCCTAAGTCTTTTGCATACCTCGTAGCTCGGAAAATAGCTCGAGAAGGTACTGAACTATATCGGACAGGAAAGCATGAGGACATATATTCAAAAGATATTGAACTAACAATACAAAATATAATGAATCGTGTATTTGGTATTTTCTCAAAGGATGTACAACATATAAATTTGAATAACAATGCGAACAGCAATATTTGAAAATAATCATCAGATATGGTATCCTGATGCTGTGTGCTTCTGTTTTAATCCACAAGAGATAACAGTTCAAACTAATAATACAGTGACTATCAGCATTGCGGCCAATGGGAAAAAATATACAGATGTAAGGAGTTCTTATTCAGGAAAAGTATATGCTGATATTTCGTGTTATATGCGTTCTTTCTTTTCTGTTGATACTTCATTGTTACAGTCAATTCGAGTGTCGGTAACGGTTTCTACGAGTGTTGATAATTTTAGTTTTACTACTGATAGTATTTGGGGAGCAATTAATATTGGTGAGGTATTTAATGCACCTCGTGTAGTGAGATGGTTCCGAAAGTTTCCTTTTACTTTCTCATTGTTTGTGGCTGAGGGAGCGACTGTTCGCTTTCGTTATGACCAAAATAGATATGTTACAAAAAACTTATCCGCAGGATTAAATCACATCAATGTTGCAGGATTGGTTCCGTCAGCTAAAGATTTTGCGGTAATTCGTCTGGATGAGGATTTGCCTGCCAGTACATTTGAATACACGTTTGATAATACGTTTACTCCGATAGGTGATGGGGCTGTTATAAATAGGTTGGTAGTAGATTCTTCAGAGTGTGGTATTTATCTTCGTTGGATAGATAGACATGGTTTTTATCAGTATTGGTTGTTCCAGATTGGGGACAATATATTGCAGGTAAGTACAAATGGTGAATTGCTCTATCAAACTTTTTCGGACAACAAATATGCTTATTATGGGGTATCACGTCAATCTAAGAAAATGCAGAAATCTATAAAGGCTTGTGCTACACTTATAGATCAGGACACATTTGATATGTTGTCTACTTTACATACATCTCCTTTAATTGATTTGTATCATGAGGGGAAATGGTTCCCTGTAAGATTGGCAACGGGAACAGTGAATCATCTACGGAAACCTCTACAGGATTTTGAAATTGAGATAATGTTACCAGAAATAATATCACAGATCTTATGAAAAAAGAATTATTTATTGATGGTGTAAAGGTTGATTTGGGAGAGGATACAAAAATCACATTAAATCTTAAAAGCAATTTGTTTTCTGATTTAGGTAAAATTGTCAGTAATAATAGCTATACGATAAAACTACCCAAAACAGTACATAATCAACGTATCATAGAACATGCTGATATGCCTTCATGTAGTACTGGGTACCCAAGAAAATACCACCAAGCAAGATATATCCGTAATGGAGTAGAGATAATCTCAAATGCCAAGGCTGTACTTCTATCGGTTTCTGATACCATTGATATTGCTATCACATGGGGGAATATAACGGTATTGGCAGGTATCGTAGAGAATAATAAATCTCTGAATGAACTTGTTGATAATGGTTATTATATGACTTGGAGGCGAGAAATCAGTAATTATCAATATTGGAATTCCTTTATTGTTTCTGATATGAATATGGGGATAAGAAGCTTTGATACTTTAAACTATGTGCATCCCAGTGTAAGGGTTCGTTGGATATTAGACCGTATATCCGCTGATAATGAACTTGGCTTTTTATTCTCAAATGATATTGTGGAAAGATATATTAGCAAGTTGATTGTTCCATTATTGACGCGTCATGGTCGAGGGTTTGATGTAAATAATCAATTTGGATTGGCTGCGAGATATAATAACGGAGTAAGATATGACTATTACTTGACTGCAATATTGAAAGATGCCTATGCTAATAGTTTTTTGGCGGTAATCAATGCCGGTACCAGTAATTCGGGAATAAAAATTCTCAAAGAAAGTACTAAGATTAGAATATCGGCAAGAATGTTTTTTGATTTTGCTAGTACGGTTCCGGTAAATCCTGCTTTTGTGGTATATAAAGTGATGGATGGGAGAGCTGAAGAAGTGTTTTCTGCTGATGCTTCTGAATTACAAGGAAAAGGTGGGCAGACTTGGACTGCGTATTTTGATTTTGAGGATGAAACATCTGCATTATCAGAGGGTGATATTATTTATTGCGCTTTCCGTGATACGGGATATTTTGTTAATAATTGGGGAACAGATTCTTTTTCTCTTACTTTAGCACCCTATATTGACGAAGCGATAGTAGAGGGGCAGGGGAGCGATGGGTATTACCCCATAATACCCAATCTGCCGGATATAAAGCAGGTTGATTTTATTAAAACGATTGCTGCAATATCCGGAACATTTGTAGTCGTCGTTAACGATACTACTTTGGGCTTTTTTTCTGTGGATGATATTATATCGAATCGAAATAAGGCATACGATTGGACGTGTAAAGTGGTTGCTCCTTTCAAAGAAAATAAACCACAAGAAATTAGTTACTCGCTTGAAGATTTTGCGCAAAAGAATTTACTTACATGGAAAGAAGATAATACAGTAAAGGGTGATTATAATAGTGCCTTGTATGTGAAAGATGAAACAATTGAGGTTGAACGTACTGCTATTGAACTTCCATTTGCCGCCACTGATATGTCTTTTGGCAGAGCTTCTATTCCATTGTATGAATATTCCGGTAGTGAGACTGTTGGGAAAATGAATAGTGTAGAGCCACGGTTATTGGTTGAGGTGGATAATAACGGAAAGTCTAAAGCGTCATTCGAAGGGTTGAGGTGGGACACTTTGGTAAACAGAAATTATGAATCATACCAGAAAATTATTCGTAATCCGATTGTGATTAGCGAAAAGGTTGAAATTAGTGATATTGAGTTGAAAGAGTTAGATGTGACTATTCCTGTTTATTTAGGTCAATATGGTAGATATTATGCTATATTATCTGTAAAGGCAGAAGATACGGGGATATGTGAGTGTAAATTATTGCAATTGGAAGTGTAACTATGGAAAATGTAGAAGAAAGAGTACTGGATATCCGGGTGAGATATGACGATGCTATCCGAAAAATAGCAGAATATCGTACTCAGTTGGATGTTTTACATCAAGTTGAGAAAACGCTTAAAGAGGATTTAAAGGCGGGGCGTATCAGCCGTGAAAAGTATAATCTGAAATTAACTGAAAATAAGGTTGCCGCTCAAAAATACACAGATGCCATTCGTGTTTTGAATAAACACATTCAAAATGAATATAAGGAGCAAACAGAGCTTGAAGGTAGCTTGGTTAGATTACGTGCAGAGCTTTCTAATCTGACTGCTTCTTATGACAGGTTAAGCCGTGCAGAACGTAACAGTGCCAGAGGTAAAGAGATTCAAGATAAGATAAATGCTATTACCGATGAATTGAAAGAAGCGGAAGAAGGCACGCAACGCTTCTATCGGAATGTCGGCAACTATGAGGAAACTTTGAAAAGATTTGTAGGTATCAATAATGACTTTGCAAACTCCTTGTTGAACATCGCCCAGAACTCAAATGGGGTGAAAGGATTTTTCTCCAATATGAAGGTGGAAGCATCTGCTTTAGGTTCAACACTAAAAGCATTATTGAAGAATCCGGTATTTATGAGTATCGCAGGTGTAGCCGGAGTTGGCTTTGCTTTCAAATGGTGGTATGACTACAATAAGGGGATAAAGGAAGCTACTAAATTAACGAAGCAATTTACGGATAAGTCCGGTGATGACTTGAAAATCTATCGGAGTGAAGTACAAGCTTTGGCTGATTACTACAGTAAAGATTTCCGGGATATGTTGACTGCTATTAATTCCGTAGAAAAGCAGTTTGGCATATCTTCTGATGAAGCGTTGAAAGTAATCAAAGATGGTTTCATTGCCGGGGCGGATGCAAATGGAGAGTTTCTGTCTGCTTTGAAAGAATATCCGGCGTACTTCAAAGAGGCTGGTATATCTGCGGATCAGTTTGTTGCTATTGTTGCAGAAACCAATAAGCAAGGTGTTTTCTCTGATAAGGGAATTGATACCATCAAAGAGGCGAACACCCGGCTTCGGGAAATGACTACATCAACGGCCAGTGCATTGGATGGTATCGGTATCAGCTCTAAACAAGTTCAGGAAGATTTGCAGACAGGAGCAAAGACTACTTTTCAAATCATGCAGGAAGTATCTGCCAAATTGGATGAACTACCGGAAAGCAGTGCGGTGGTTGGAACCGCAATAGCCGATATCTTTGGCGGTCCGGGAGAAGATGCCGGCTTACAATATATCCGCACCTTGAAAGATATTTCTGTGAATTTGGATGAAGTCAAGGGTAAGACCGGGGAATTGGGTAAAGTGGAAGATGATTTGCTTGCTTCCCAAGTGGAGCTAACGAAAGAGGTCGCTTTGCTTTTTGATGCTACCGGCAGCTCGTTTGAAAAGATGACGGCTAAGGTTGAGACTTTTGTTAATGACGTTTTATCCTCTTTGATTAAAGATGTACGAACTTTGTTTGAATCGGTAGAGGATATAACGGAACGGGAAACAAAAGCGGCAGTTGAGCTTGGAAAGAATGTTGCAGAGGCTAATGTCGGAGATGAATATGCCAAAATAGAAGCGGCACGGGCTCGGTATGTGAAAGCGGGGTTTTCAGAGGAAGCAGCTATGAAAAAAGCCAAAGAAGAAAGACTGCAGATGCTGAACTTATCCCTGAAGCAGGAAGAAGAATACTTGCAGGAAACTGTTGCCATCAATGAGAAATACAATAAAGAACTGCGGGATGCTTCATTCTGGCGTCAAGGAATTGGCAAAGACCGTTCCAATTCAGCTATAAACAAAGATATAGCTTCTTCATGGAATAATCGCATGGCACAGTTGTCGGCTGTGGAGTCCAGGAAAGAGACTATTAACTTGGTGTCTTCATATACTGGAGATGCCGATAAAAAGAAAACGCCGATTGTAGACCCTAAAGCTGTGGCCGAAGCTCTAAAAATCAAAAAGAAAGAGCTGCAAGAGATACGTAAAGCTGAGGATGAAATGCTAAAGCTTATTAAAGATAGCCGGGAAAAGCAGACACAAGAAATAGAATATGAGTACAGCCGGCAAATTGAAGACTTGAAAATCCGTTTGGAGACCGAAAAGGACTTGACACCTCGTGCCAAAGATGAAATCGGAAAACAGATTCTTTCTCTTGAGCAACAGAAAACTATTGCTTTACAAAAGCTCTCTGATGAAGAACTGAAAAAGGATATTGAAAATCGGCAGAAGCTTATCGCCTTGCAGCTTGATTCTGTAAAGGCTGGTAGTGAGCAGGAGTATCAACTAAAGATGCAGCAACTCGTAGCCCAACGTGATGCAGAGCTCCAGCAGAAGGAGCTAACAGAGCAGATGAAACTTGCTATCGTGGAGAAGTATAACAAGAAAATTGATGATTTATCAAAACAGCATGACAATGCTGTAATTAAGAAGCAAGAGGATGCAATGAAACTTCGCTTTGAGACTGAGATAGCCCAAGCATATGGTAATGAGCGGGAGATTCTCCGTATTAAGATGGAACAGAAGCTTGCAGAGTTGAATGCTATGCAGCAACTTGAGGGGGAAAGTATAGAAGCTTTTAATTTGCGTAAACTTCAGGCTCAAAATGAATATAATGATGCAAAAAAAAATGTTGCAGATAAAGAAATAGCTATTGAACAAGCCAAATATGATGCTATGGCTACTGTTACAAATGGACTTATTGCTTTGACAGATGAGATAGGCAATCAAGACCGTAACTTTGCCATTGCAAGCAAGGCTTTGGCTCTTGCTGAAATTGCTATCAATACTGGTAAAGCCATTTCTAAAATGATTTCTGCTGAAGCTGGTAAGGGAGTCGTTGGACTTGGTACAATGGCAAGTGGTATAGCTACTATACTTTCTAACATTGCGGCTGCCATTTCTACGGTAAAAAGTGCTAAATTTGCACAGGGTGGTTCAGTAGTAGGCCCGGGTTCGGGCACAAGTGACTCTATACCGGCAATGTTATCCAATGGTGAAAGTGTAATGACAGCCGCTGCGACTTCTATGTTTGCGCCGTTATTATCGGCCTTTAACCAAATGGGTGGTGGTATTCCTATCAATGTAACAACCTCATCCAATCAGGCGTTGGGTGAGGATATGCTTGCAAAAGCTGTTGCAAGAGGTATGATGATGGCTCCGCCACCGGTATTGTCCGTAGAGGAATTTACTTCTGTTGCAGATAGAGTGAAGTATGTCGAAAATCTTGGTAGTGTATGAATGCGTATGAATTATTAATACTGAATAGGAGCATTCTCCAAGTAATGGACGGTGTTTCACTTGATGTTGGGGATGTGAAATATATTCCCGTATATCAAGATTATGTTCGCTTATTACAGGAAGGACATAAAAAGACTTATATTATGCAGTATTTATCTGATGAATATAATATTGCAGAAAGGACAATTTATCGAATCATTGATAAATTTTCAACTACAGTTAATATCTGAGGTTTCATTGTGAATTATTTTTTTAATTCTGTGTTCAACCCTAATTAGGATATAAATGCCAGGTGTTTTTTCTTGCTAAAAATAAAAATGTTGAAAACAAATTTGTATATATAGTTTGTAACTAAAATGTAATTTTCTTGTAATCAGGTATGTTTTAATTGCTCTATAGATTTGCAATCTATTTTAATACACCCAGGTTATGATAATGACAAAGGTTACTTATGAGGATGAATATTTGTTTTCACTACTAAAACAAGGTAATCAAGATGCTTTTACACAGCTTTACAATAAGTATTCTTCGATGCTTTATGGTCTGTCGTACAGGTATTTGCAAGATAGGAATCTCGCAGAAGATGTCGTTCAGCAGGTTTTCTTGCACCTGTGGGAAGTACACTCCACTTGCCATATTAAAGTACACTTGAGAAATTATCTTTATACTATGACGAAAAATTATTTGTTAAATATGATTCGGGATACGAATGATATAATCGCAAGAGAGGATATGAAAGGAACTGAACAGAATAATATTATTGATGATGGCTTACAAGAAAAACTTGAAGAAGAAAGGAAGTTCGGCTATTTACGTTGGGCTGTAAAGCAACTGCCAAGTTGCAAACGGGAGATTTGCCTGTTGAAAATATATAGGGGATTGAACAATCAAGAAATAGCGGATGAATTGAATATACCGATAAACACAGTCAAATGTTACTATACGCAATCTTTGAAGCTACTGAAATATTATCTTAGAAATCATGTTGAATAGAGGCAGGGTTGTCAATGTTCCTTCATTTCATAAAGAAATAACGTGAGTATGGCTGAAATGAAACTGACATACAAAAGAAATGTAGCCGTTATACACTTTTGAACATACTCTGTGTCAATAGTACGTAAAAGATATTATTGAATCAAATTTATTAATTACTTAACGTACTAAAATGAGAAGAGGTATTTTGATTGTTTTGACTGTTTTGCTGAGCACATCTTATATGATGGCTACTCAGAAAACAATATTAGAGCGTAAAAAAGCAGAAAAGGGCTACGTCTTGACATCCGATGAGGAGGTCTCAAAAAAAGTGGTTACGGTTAAAATGAAAGGTGTTATTTTTGACAAGAAAACACAGGAAAGATTGCCAGGAGTAACATTGGTACTAAGCGATAATCCTTCGATTGGAACGGTTACTAACATGGATGGCGAATTTCAGATAACGGCTGTCCAGGGATCTAAATTGAAAGTGTCCTATATAGGATATGAAACTCAGCTGCTAGCTGTAAACCTGGATGACAACATTAAAGTAGAGCTTGACCAAGACAATTTCAAACTGGATGAGGTTGTAGTAACTGGGCAAGGTGCAGAAGTACAGAAACGGCGTTTATCATCGAATGTAACGACAGTCAACAGTAAAGAACTGGAACGTATGAAGCAAGGGCGAATCGATCAGATATTGCAGAACTCCCTACCTAATGTGCAAATTACGATGGCCAGTGGTCAAGCTGGCGCCACTTCATTAGTTAAATCAAGAGGTCTGTCATCTGCCTATTCTAATTCTACTCCAGTAATTTATGTAGATGGCGTACGTGTGGATAATATGAATACGGGAGCCACCTTAAATAACTCTTTAAGCGGTAACAGTGCCGTGACTGGCTCTATAGGTGATATTCCTATGGAAAACATTGACCACATAGAATATGTAACAGGCGGTGCAGCTACTACACTTTACGGTTCAGATGCTGCCAACGGGGTCATCCAGATTTTTACTAAAAAGGGAACAGAGCAAAAGATTTCTTTTTTTGCTGAAACCCAGTTAGAGGCGGATGTGGCTTCTTCACAATTTTATCATTTTAAACGTACAAAAGAATTGTTGCATCAAATAGGATTTACTCAAAAATACCGTATTGGCTTTGATGGTGGAACTGAAAAATATGGCTATAGTTTTGGAGCGAACATGAGCAACAGTACCGGTACCCTGATAAAGAATGGGAACGAAGACCGTAAGTATGACCTACGTTTCGGCTCAAGAGTGAAATTCAACAAAGTTCTTGAGTATCAGAATTCATTTGGTATGGTGATACAGGACTTTGCCCGTAGCCGTAACGGTAACCAAGGTGGATATACAGGATTGTGGTTTACGGAAGGTGCAGCTGCAACTAATTTTAAATATACAAATACCGAAGGCAAGCAAGTAAACTATGGAGCCGATTTGGATGCCTTGGATGATTATGCTTTTGCCCAAATGAAATCTTTTGTAAACACAGCTGAAGCATTACAGAATAACCGGGAATCTGTGAAACGTTTCCAAACTTCACAGTCTTTAAGTTATGCCCCGTTAACCAACCTCACCTTTAAAGGTATACTAGGAGTGGATTATCGTCTGAATAATAATAAGAACATCATTACCAATGAATATCTGATACATACCCAGCAAAAGCCAGAAGGTACGTCAGACGCGGGAAGTATTTCTAATTTTGACCGTAATTACTTTGGTTTGACTATCGATATAAATGGACAACACAGATATCGTTATAGGGACATCTTCAGTCTGATTTCTACAGCTGGTTTCCAATTTTTTAGCACATACGACCACCAATCTGTTTATAATGGTACCAATGTGCGAGATGGTGCGCAAATTGTAGCAGGGGCAGGAACATTGACTTCCAATGAATGGCTGAGTTATCTATATAACTATGGCTATTTTATCCAGGAGAATATCGGCTTTTTAGATCGTTATTACATAGATCTGGGACTACGTTCGGATTACAACACAGCTTTTGGTGACAATGTAGGTTGGCAGTATTATCCGAAAGTGGGAATTTCCTATGTACTTTCCGAAGAACCCTTCATGCAAAGTCTGAAAGAAAGTAATTTTATTAACAATGTACGTATCTTGGCAAACTATGGTGTGGCAGGTAGCTATCCGCCAGCCTTTGAATATCAACGCACAGTAGCTTTCAATTCATTTCAAGGACAACAAGCCGCTTCTTTCGGTAAATATGGAAACCCGGATTTGGCTCCAGAAAAGAAACATTCTTATGAAGCGGGTTTTAATGCGGTTCTTTTTAATCGTATTTTAAATCTTGGCTTTACTTATTATTATGCTTTGACTAAAGATGCCCTTTTCAGTATTCCGTCTCTTCCCTCATCTGGACAGTCGGCCAACTATCTGTCTAATGTAGGGGAAATTGAGAACAAAGGTATTGAATTGAGTATAGGATTGCAACTGGTAGATACTAAAGACTGGAATGTTCGCTTGAATGCATCATACAACACCAACCATAACAAGGTTCTGAGTATCGGTAATGCAGTACCATTTGCTATTGGTGGTTTCTCGTCAAGAACAGTGCAAACTGTAGTAGCTGAAGGACAGCCGGTAGGTTTCATCCGCGGTTACAAAGCTGTACTGAATTCGGATAACTCATTAAAAGAAATTCTTCCTTTACAGAATTTAGGGTCCACACTCCCTACCGGATATGGAAACTTCTCTCTTTCTGCAAGCTATAAAAATCTGTCTTTGATGATTAACGGTGATTATCAATACGGAGCATACGTACATTCGTTTGACCGTCAATTCCGTTTCTCCAAAGGATTAAAAGACGGTGCAATACCGGAAAAAGCTTTGGAAGGATTAGATCAAGGTGCCAATTGGTTAAATTTTACAAACTTTTTCGTAGAAAAATCGGATTTTGTGAAAATTAGGAATATTGGGATTTCCTATGACTATAAGCCTGAAAAGTATTTGAAGAACATCAATTTTGGTTTTAATGTCTATAACCCGTTTGCCTTTACGGCTTCTTCTGTAGATCCTGAAGCAGCTTTGGCAGGAGCCCGTTCTCAAGGTGCAGTAGCCGTAGGTGGACTAAATTATTCTTCATACTCCACTCCTCGGCAATATGTAGGTTCTATTCGTATCTCTTTCTAAAAATGTCCAACTCTTAATGAAATAATAAAAATGAAGATAAAAAACTATATTCTGTTAGGGGCTTTAGCCTTATCATGCGCATCATGCGAGCTGTTGCAGCCCAATGATATTATCAATCCTAACGTGGACGAAAAGACGTTCTTGCAGACTCCAAATGCAATGAGTACTTGGGTAAATGGAGCCAACCGTTCATTTGCCACCATTATAGGTACGTATGTGGAACTCATAGAAATACTATCTGATAATTACTTCAATAATTACAGCCAAAGCAGCAAGGTTTTTGATTTCCCTACAATCTTATACACAGATGTGGATGTCACAAACTTGCAACGCCATATTGGTACATTACGTGAAACCGCTATTCAGGGGTTAGAAGTGGTGGCTACAGCTGATGCGACTACTACAGATGCTCAGCGTTTCAACCTTTATTATATAAAAGGTTTTTCTTATTTACTGGCAGGAGAGTATTTTCTTGCGCTTCCTGTTGAAAACGGAGGAGAGGTAAAAAGTTGGCAGGAAAATTTGAATCTAGCGATTTTCACCTTTACAGAGGCCTTGAACTATACTAATGATGCTGGTAAAAAAGCATTCATAAATACAGTGATAGCCCGCTCTTATTATAGGTTAGGAGACAAAACAAATGCTGTGCAATATTCAAATAATGCGTTAGCCTTGTCCAAGGACTTTGTAGAGCAGATTGAATATGATGGAGATAACGGTGTAGAAAGTTCTATACAAGGATATATCTACGGAACAAACTTTCAGCCGTTGCCTCGACTTGATTTTCTTGATCCGAAATATTTTCAGAAAAACAGCGCAACTGAAGCACGTCCTATCTGTATAGCTAAAGCGGAAGAAGCTTATCTGATTTTGGCCGAAGCAGCTTTAGCTGATAATGATCTTAATGGAGCAAAAAGTATTTTGAAGGAATTGTTGGCACTTGTAAAAAAACGTCCGGTAGAAACCGATATTAACGACCAATTAGAAGGACGTTATAACGGAGGATACAAAGAATATCCCAACAGTTCCGAATACAAAGTAGCTGCTTCGGCTGAAGATGAACTAAGAAGTGGGTTAGTACTTGATCGTCAAATGCCCAATTTAATTTCTATTCCTTACATTTCAGGAACTTCTGTCACAGAAGCGATGATAGATAATCCAACCACAGTGGATAATTTACTGGAAATACTTTATCTTATGCGTCAGGAGATATTCATAGCAGAAGGACGGCGGGTAGCTGATTTAGGAATTCGGCTGCCGATATGTGAAACAGAAGCTGCAAACACTCCGTCAGCTGCCAATTATACAACCGCTCAAATCCCTCCCTTTATTCCTTTAAATCAGGAGATGGATGCCTTCGAAATGAATAAGGATACTAAAACAGTAGTTATTAAATACAATATGAATCGTGTTATCGTACAAAATAAATCTTCAGAATATGTGGCTCCTTTCTTTAACTAATCAAACGATGAAACTGAAAAGAAATATTTTAATGTTTTTATGTAGTTGTTTAATAGGTACCGTGACTGCTGCCGACCGTTCTAAACACGTCATTCTTATTACCATTGATGGAATGAGATCCGAAATGGTAACAGATAGTACAATGCCTTCACCCAACTTAAAAAGAATGAAGAGGGATGGATTGTTTGTGGAACGTATCAAAGGAATTACTCCGACAGCTACATACCCTTCACACATAACTATTGTGACAGGAGTAGAACCTGTTCAACATCGTATCTATTATAACTCTCCTTTTACAGAGAACAGACCAGGAAATGTAAGCTATTGGTATGCAGACTCTATCAAAGCAACTACAATCTGGGATTCTGCAAACCAAAACGGGTTGATCGTAGCCTCTCTTTTTTGGCCTGTATCTGTAGGAGCAAAATCCATTCATTATAATGTACCTGAATTTTGGTCGGTAAAGCCTGTTGCCAATCAATTGGAATACATCAAGCCCTACTGTACTCCGAAAGGCTTTTTAGATGAGTTGGAACGGGAAGCCACTGGAAAATTAAACCATAAAAACTTTAGTGCTGGTTCTATGGATAGAGATGCTCGCACTGCCGCAATGGCCAATTATATTATGAATACCTATAAACCCAATCTAATGACAATACATCTGATTACTACTGACTATGCCCAACATGCTACAGGATTGAGGTCTGACAGAGTGAGTGCAACAGTAGGAAGTGCCGACCATGCTGTAGGGTTGATTCTGGAGAATTTGGAACGGAATAAGTTATTATACAATACTACCGTAATTGTATGCGGTGACCACGGCTTTGTGAACTATAGTAGAAGTATTGTTCCGAACGTATGGTTAGTGCAAGAAGGTTTGTTGAGTGAAAAACCCGGAGGAGAGTGGAAAGCTTGCTTTCATGGAGCAGGAGCTATGATGTTTCTTTATCTAAAAGACAAGAATGATCAAACTACTTTGAATAAAATTCGCAAAAAACTGACTTCATTACCAGATACGACCCAAGCATTATTCCGTATAGTAGAAAAAGAAGAATTAGGCAAGGTAGGGTGTGACCCAGAAGTGGCGTTTGCGTTGGAGCCCGTAAAAGGAGTAGCTGTTGCTACTGCTCGTACCGGAGCGGATGTTATAGAGAAATTTGGAGGTAAGCATGGCTATCTATCAGGTATTGACCCTACGACATTAGTAGCATTTGGATGCGGGATTGAGAAAAAGGAATTACCAGTTATGAAACAAACGGATATAGCTCCTTTTATAATGAAGCTTCTGGGTATCGATTTTGGGAAATAAAGTAATATAGAAACAAAAGACTATTTGAAAATAGAAAAGTGAATTAGTCTTATTGATATTTATAAGCTGAAACAGAGGTATTCCCCTATTTTTGCCTTGATTTTGGAAATGCAAGGTAAGAATGGGGGAATTTTCATATTTCAATCTATAAATGTATGTCTTTTAATTCTATCAGAACTGTTCTTGTTATTGCTAAAAGTTACTGACAGAGCGTGTCAGTGGAATGAACTCCTTATATTCTTCAAGCCGTATCCTGTTTTCTACCTTTGTTACAAACAATTATGTGATATGGCAAAATTATACATTAATAAGGACATTGTAGCTGATAGAGATAAGCTGGAGAGTTGGTATTTGACCGGAGATGAAGGGCTTTCGTTTCCAGATATTCAATATTTTCTTTCATGGCTTGACCCGGCTGACCCTACAATTGATATTGAAATACATTCATGCGGTGGTGATACAGTTGAGGGGTATGCAATTTATGATGCATTACGTGCATCGGGTAAGGAAATTTCTTGTACTGTTGTTGGAAGATGTGCTTCTATGGCGACAATTATTCTACTGTCTGCACCGTTGGAACGCAGAAAGGCTTATCCCCATGCAAAGTTTCTCATTCACAAACCATATTTGGCAAAGTATGACGATGTCTTAGACCTTGAAACGATAGAAACCCTTAAATCAAGTTTGGAAACGGAAAAAGCTAAGATGTTAGCTGTCTATGTTGAAAGGACAGGGACAGAGCCAAACGTATTGGAAACTCAAATGAATAAAGAAACATGGTTTGGTGGAGAGGTTGCAAAACAATTAGGATTTATATCTGCTGTTCTTGTCCCAACTACAGCAAAAGGAATCGATTATAAACTTAATAGTAAAAAAATGAACAAAGAAAAACAAGTGACAGTGAAGCAATCTATCATTGATAAGTTGCTTGCCAAATGTGGCTATCAAAAAATTGAGGATATTCCAGTAATATCTATGGAGTTGACAGACGCCGAAGGTAATATACTGACGGTGGAACGTGAAGAGGGAGAACCGCAAGTCGGGGATGCCGCGTCTCCTGATGGTGAACATGTTATGCCTGATGGGAAGACTATCATCGTAACCGATGGAGTAATTACGGAGATTAAAGATCAGGAGGAAGAAAGTGGTGATGAGGAGATTGAGGCTTTGAAGACCCGCATTGAAGAACTTGAAGCGGAAAATGCGGCTTTGAAAGTTAACGCCCGTACAGTTGAGGACAATAAGATTCTGAATGCTGTAAAGATGGCAGGTGGGGAAAATTGGTTGGCGAAGCATTGCTCAACCTACAGGGTTTCCTTACGTGCCCAGACTTTTAAGACAACTGTTGATTCTCAGGCCAATGCAGAGGAAACACCTATTCAGAGGAAGTTGAGAGAAGAAAGAGAAAAGCGAGCTAAAAAGTAAAGAAAGGAGATTTGAGTATGCCTATTTTGGATTTTTCAAAATTGACACCGGACAATCAGGCGGTGAAGGATTTGAAAGACTTGATTGAATTGACAGTCTTTCAGAATGAGGATATGGAGCGTTTTATGACGTTCATGCCTAAAGTGACCAATGGCAAGAAAGTTGGTTTTATTGGTGAAATGGAGGATGTGGGTATCGCAGGCTCTGGATGTGATCCTACATATCAAAAGGTGGCTATTGCTGCAGCCCAAAAGGTTTGGGAAATTGGTGATTGGCAAGTTCCATTGGAAATGTGTTATGAGGATTTGGAAAACACTATTGCTAAATATTGCCTAAAAACCGGTACTAATATTGCGGACCTTACTTCTACTGAGTATATGGATGGAATCGTCCTTCCGAAGCTAACGGAAGCAATGATGAAAATGTTGTGGCGCTTTACCTGGTTTGGAGATAAGGATGCTGCCAATGTTGAAGGTTCAGGGCAAATTACAGATGGTTTGAATGTTGAATTGTTTAAAACATGTGACGGTTTCTTTAAACGTCTGTTTGCTATATGTACAGCTAATGCTGGCCAGCATACTGTCATATCAGCCAATGCTGAAGCATCTTATGCTTTGCAAAAATCCAAAATGAAAGAATTGGGTGCTGCAACTTCCATATTTGATGCAATGCTTGAAGATGCTGATAGCCGTATTTTCCAAAAGTCCGGACATGCAATTTTTGCTACGAAATCATTGTGTGATTCTTTATCTCGTGACGTGAGAGAAAAATATAAGGTTATTATGCCTTGGGAAGTTATTTTTGACGGACTTGAAGTAGGGGAGTATGACGGTGTTACAGTTGTAAAATGCTCAATTTGGGATCGATTTATCCAAGCATATCAGAATGATAAAACCAAATTGAATCTTCCCCATCGTGCTGTTCTGTGTTCTCCGGACAATCTGATGTACGGCTGTGAAGGTGATAACCCTATGTCAGACCTTGATATCTGGTTTGAAAGAAAATCCCGTAAGAATTATATCTATTCTACAGGTAAACTTGGTTCTATGATTGGCGAGGATAATCTGATACAAGTTGCATATTAGGAAAGGAGGTATTTATGGGAGTATGCGATGATATTTTGAAGAAAGATATTTCTCCGTCTTGTGATGATCCAGTTGTACAAGGTTTGGAGCAGGAAGGTGTGATAATGAATCGTGCAGATGTAGACTTTGCTGCAACACTATTCAATTCTACCCGTAAGAATGTGATTGAGACACTAGCCATGAAGACGGGAAAGAAAGCATATAAAGTTATTGTACCAGGAAAGGCTCCATTTACAGGAACTACCACAGCTTTGGCTACTGGTACATATCGCAATTCATTCACAAACACTCTTGTACTTGTGATTCTAGCTAATGATCCGGATGTTTGTGCAGATATTATTGACGGCTTGGCTAACGGTTCTTACGTTGTAGTGTTGGAAAATAAATATAAGGGGTTACAAAAAGAAGCAAATCCGGGCGATGCCGCTTTTCAGGTTTTTGGATATTATCAAGGTCTTACAGCTACTACTATTGAAAACAATAAGTATAGTGAAGATACAGAAGGCGGATGGACTGTAACACTCGAAGAACAGAAAGCTCCAAAGTCAGCTTTATTCTTGTATAAAACAAGTTATGAAGCTACTAAAACTGCTATTAATACTTTAACGGCCGAACCGGCAGAGTAGAGGTATGACAGTTTTAGAAGTGGTTGATAAATTGAAAGAGTTGGGGGGTAAACTCCCCCTCTCTTCTTCTGATAAATCAGACATTGAAGTAATATATCATGAAGTCTTCGGACGAACTTTTATTAGAACTTCATGTAGTGATTGCTATCGTGATGCTGTGATTGAGATGTATTCATATTTAAAAAAATACGGAAAGATGAAAGAAAAATCAAATTATGCATTGAAAAATGGTGTCTTACTCCAGGCTGGCTTTGGGAGTGGTGAAATGTATACCAATGATAATCTAACTGATGAAGCGGCAGAAAGATTTCTTGCGGGAAATTCTAAAGGGATAGTGTTTTTTGCTTTAACGCCTTCTGATTGGGAGGAAAGGGTTGAAAAACGCAAGAATCCGGTTACGGCTCTGGATGAGACTTTAGTTTCAGAATTAGTGAAAGCTTTCCAAGTGGAAGGTGCTACTGTCAAAATAGTGAAAGAAGCGTTTAAAACTTATCAAGTAGACGGGAAAAAAGTGACTGTTAAGTTATTGGATGCTCATATAAAAAAAGCCCAATCCCTTCTTGAACCAGAACAAGAAGTGGCGGACAATGGAGTAGCCAGAGAAATGGTAGAATAAAAATGACCTCACGGAACAATGAATGTAAATGATTTAAAGAAGAAAAGTAATAGGCGTGTTGATACGGGATACTTACGTAATCTTGGCATTCAAAGCTATGGTGATGATAACCTATATCCCCAACATTTAAGAAATATCATTGCAGCGAGTTCAACGGGCAGTGAATGTGCGGAACGTTATGCCAATTTTATAGAAGGAAACGGTTTCCGTGAGGTCGCTTTTTCTGAATATGTAGTTAACCGTCGTGGGGATACGGCAGATGATATTCATGCTCTTGTTTGTAGGGATGTTGCGGATTATGATGGGATAGCAATACATGTAAACTATAATATGTTTGCTGATATAGTAGAGATACAGCATGTCCCCTTTGAGAATTGCCGTTTATTAGAAGAAGATGAAACCGGATATATTGCAAAGATTGCGGTTCATCCGGATTGGACAGGAAAGAAAACTCGTAAGGGTAAGGCTATTAAGGTTGTACAGGAGAATGTAGAGTTCATCGATGTTTTTAATCCTTGTAAAGAAGTGGTGTATGCACAGATTCGTGCTGCAGGAGGAATTGAAAACTATAAAGGACAGATATTATGGATTAGTAACACAGGAAAATTTGTGTATCCTGTCGGAAGGGCTGACCGGGTGATTACGGAAATGAGTACGGATGAAGGATTAGCCAATGTGAAGTACCGTAATGTACGCTGTAATTTCATGCCTTCTGGAATGCTTATCACTAAAAAAGGTTCTGCATCAGTTCGCATTGATGAAAATGGAAATCAAATTAAAGATGATAATCAAACAGAAGATACCGGATTCTCTGAGACTTTTGAACAGTTACAAGGAGACACTAATGCCAATAAAATCTTAGAAACAATATTGGAATCTGATGAAGAAAAGCCGGAGTTTTTAGATATCAGTCCCAAGAACTATGATAAAGATTTTACAGTTACCGATGCCAGTGTGGTAGAGCGTGTTTATTCCGCTTTTGGGCAGGAACCTTGGTATTGTATTCGTATTGGTAAGGTGGGTTTTTCCGGTGATATCTTGGAAGATGCTTTTGAGTATTATAACTCTATTGTATCAAAACAACAGCGAATGATTGAACGTGCTTTTCAGAAAATCTTTGAACATTGGTATGAACCTGTTAACCCCTCTAATGACTTTAGTGTACAACCTCTTAAATACGTAAGAAATGCAACAGTATCTAATAACAACGGATGAAGTTTCTAAGTTGGCCCGTACGATGTCAGTACATATAGATACGGAAAAGATAGAAACCTATATCCGAGAGTCAGAGAATATTGATTTGAAGTCGGCTTTGGGTGATACACTATTCTTGGATGTGAAAGAACATCCGGATAATTATAGTGAGTTACTCGATGGAAGTTCTTATGATGTACAATGTGGTGGAAGACGTTCTTTTGTGGGATTAAAAGCCGCTTTAGCTTATTATACCTATGCCCGTATAGTAAAGAATGGGGATGGTAGTGTTACCCGTTTAGGATTTATGAATAAGGGTAACGAATATTCGTCCCATTCTGATTTTAAAGAGAAGCTTATGGCTTATAATGATGCATTTTCTATGGCCGACCGATATTTAAAAGAGTGTGTACGCTATTTGAATGATAATAGAGAATCTTTTCCACTATATAGAGGAAATGGGGGACTGGCCGCAAACCGTATAACATGTAGAATTTTGGGTGAATAATTATGAAAGAGAATTTTAATACATTAAGACAAAGGGCAACTCAAATAAAAAATGAAGTTGAGGACGGCGCTAATACTTCTGCAAGAGTAGGCTCATTTTGTGAGGACGTAGTAGATACAATGACTGGTACCATTACAGAATATAATGTTTCCGTCCAGCATCCGACTTCGGGAATCGACGGAAGCAACAAGTACAGTCTGGAAAGCGCCATCGCCCAAGTCCCGCAAGAACTTAGGAATGTAGGGCTGAAGGTGTCATTCGTGAACAGTGCCGGTCAGGTAGAAACATGGGAATATCAGAACGGAACGTTCACTAATATTCTAAGTTGGACACAAAGTGGAGCACAGAAACTTTCAGAATTAGAAATTCGTACAAAATACAGGCTTGGATTTTATAATAGGAGCAATAAAGGTCTTTATCATGCCTTTAAAGGGGATTGCTTTTGCTCTGGATATATTCCTTTGATAGCAGGAGAAAAGACTATCAGCTACTATGGGGAAATTTTAGGTAGTGATATGTCCGCTTTAAATTTCTATGATAAGAATCAAAACTATCTATCGTCTTTGCCTGAAGATAGGAAGCAAAAAGTTATTGAGTTGTCAGAAGCTGTAATACCTTCGGATGCCGTGTACCTTACATTTGCCTCAAACTTTAATGTTCCGTTAAATATCTACACGAATGCCCGACAAATTGTTGACATGAACTTCAACGCTGTAAAACATATACAGGATAACATGTCAGAACTACAAAATGATGTTCAAGTCCATACGGGTGAAATTACCTCTTTGGGGCGTATTTATTCTACTGTAAGTGATGAACTGGTCAATGGCTTTTGGAATGACAAAGGTTCTTTTAATAATTATTCCGGTGATTATTATGGCTGTAAAACACATGTTCCGGTAAAGCCAGGCTGGTCAATTTCTGTTTCTCCGGCAGTAAACATGTTAGATTCTTCGCGGTCATTAGTGTTTTACAATAAAGAAAAGGAAATGATACGGTCACATCGGCTAATCATAGGCTCGTTCCCAATTAAAGCACCCGCAGAAGCCGCTTATTTCACCTATACTTTACGTAGTCAGGAAAACAGAACCGTTTTTGTCATACCGTCCGTTCAGGAATTAAAAAACAGGACGAGAGAGGAAAAAAAGAAGGACTTATATGACAACCTTAATTTACAACTTTTCTCTGTTCAATATGGAGAACTGGGAAGTGCGACAAACGCATACAGGGATTATGCCCAACTATATTCGGAAAGACCTTACAAATCATCGTACATAAGAATCAAGTCTATTTCTTTCAAAATAGGGGAATTGTCGGATACCCCTGATGATGAACAAGGTGTGTATGTTTTTGCTGGGGAAAAAGGGGCGGGAAATAAAATAATAATTGTCTCTGAAGCCGACTTTTATCAGAAAAAAATACTCCCGAATTCCGTGAATACAATTGAAACTGATTTCCTGTTAGCACCGGAGCAGATACCGGTTGTCATAACGGCAGGTGGAACTCTTTATTGGGGCGGCTCTCTCTTCGAGGGAAATACGGGATATAATAGCGGTAAATTGGTAAGTTCGATAGGAGAAGAATTTTCTGCGGAACCGACATTCTCCGATGACAATGTGCCTTCTTCAAAGAAAGGTGGATTTTTCACCTTCACCTATGATGTATATAATATTAAAACAACATCCGGCAGTAGTTTTCTCGCCGGAAAGAAAATAGGGGTCATCGGTGACTCCGAATCTGTTTCTCCATTTCCAAATGTCACCTGGGCACAGGAAGAGCAAGACAGGGCTGAATATAGTATTATGGGAAAAAGCTCCGGGCATTGGAGTGAAATGATATGTAAAAGGACCGGTGCTATTTTAAACAATCAAGGTGTAAGCGGCTCTGTTGTTTTTGGAGACATCTCTGACCAGAACTCGGCAATGAAGCAGTTGGAACGTCTTGACAGGGATATAGATTATCTGATTGTATTTACAGGAACAAATGGAGCAAGATTAAAGGATAAAAACAATGTCGTTATATCCGCTCTTGGAGATGAGACCAGTCCCAAATTAAGTGCGATGCCCACAACCATCGACAGCAATGATGAAACCTTTACTATCTGTGGCGCATTGAAATGGATGATAGAATATATGTATGAGTTATTCCCGAATGCCAAGATTGGTTTCATAACTCCATGGGCCTATCAAACAAGAAATGATTTGGACGGTACTTATATCCTTGATGAGAGCCGTGTGGAAGGGGGTGATTTTGCAAAGGCCATAAGGATGATTTGTCCATTGTATTCAATACCGTATTTTGACAATGTAAAAGACAGCAATATCTGCTGGTTCAATGACAGTCAACGGCACGCGCTGATGGGTTATCATGAAATAGTTCCCACTATTTCACAAGTAAAGAACTTTAAAATCGGCAAGAATATGCACTTCTATGTCAAAGATGAAAATGCCCTGTATAAAGTTTTGACGGAGGACAGCAGCCATATTCCCCAAAGCTGGCAAAAAGAACAGGACAACAGTTCGGGAAAGGCTTATGGTGACGGATTACATATATCCAACAGCAACGGACATCGGTATCTGTCATATAAATATGAATCTTTTTTGAAATCTTTGTAGGATTAGAAAAGGGATATATTCATCCCGGACTGTAAAGTGCCGGGATGAATTTGTGTTAACCTCATTGGAAAGTAGGATCAACCCCATTATCCAACACTTCAATACTGACTTCAAGACCGCTTGTGTTTTCTGCGACTGAAATTGTATTAACCCACTTTCTCGGCACATCACTTTCCACAATCAAATGGTCTCCCATATTAATCATCGTATGACAAGCCAAATGTATGGATGCAAGTGCCGTACATATATCCTGTACAGACATATCGTCAGTAGTGGCCACACTCCACGGCTTATTAGTGTATGAAGTACCTTCTACCTCATTATCTATATTTTCGCTACTGAATAATGTAGTGGTATACTCTTTCAGAGTAATAACTCCATTGGTAGGAGTGCCTGTAAAAGAGATTTTTATTTTTTCTCTGGTGCCATAATCAGTGCACACCTTAACCCCTTCACCGAAATAAGCACTCCCGACAAACGGGAATACAGGCTTAATCATAGATATATTATTTCTCCAGGTTTTAAGCAGAGAAGTATATTGCGTATTAGTATCAACGACAACAAGCAGCCCTTTGTCTGCATAATCTTTGATGGCATTTAAAATCCTCTCTCTGTCTGTCGTAGTAGCGGTATCATGGGCATACAGAGCAAGATGCTTTTTATACTTGACCGCTTCATCAAGTAAAGACAATGAATAATCTACCAACTCTGCATTATCCATTCCGTGCCTTGGGATGTACCATCTATTAGTGCTGGCAGTGATAAACCTGGCTTCACCGTTGAAATACTTCTGGCCGGTTGTTCCGATGGAATAATTATAATACTTGGATAATATTACAGCACTATGGGCATCCATATAATTCTCCGGCGGACACCACCCCTCGGTTTTCAGCCCTTGAGAAATAAAGTATTCTTTGGCCGATTTGATTGTATCTTCAAACTCAGCATCACTGAAGTTATTACTTCCTTTATGCGGGTTCCACCCGTGCGCTATAAAACCATTCCCGGCTTGTATTAACGACTTGAATTTCTCCTTGTCTTGGATAGACCTGTTTTTGTATATAAAGGCATTAAGGCAACAGGTAATTGGAATACCCATTGGGTTCGCCACGTCACACCAGGAAAAAAAGGCATCAATGTAATCCAGCATTATACTGACTGATGCTGTTTCTTGTACTGTCGGTATGTGCGTGTCTAATTTGTTTAACAACTTTATCTCTTTATTGGTCTCTTCTATTTTTTCATCAATAGTTGGAAAAGTGTATGATATAGATACAGTTGCATCCAAATCATATCCCTTATAAATTATATAAGGATAGTCAGATGGTGACGGCGCAACAACCTGTTTGCTGCCTGATTCAACCTTATTACTTCTGTATATCTCTTGTACCCCATCCGTATTATTATCACTTGACTTGCTGAAATAAACCTCAGTCCAAGCTGCTTTAGTATTAGCATAGTCAACATTCAAGGTACTGTTGTCAGGAAATGTATTCTCTAATGACTGAAACTGCATCTTAAATGGATATATATCAACATTTATCTCTTTGCCGCCAATACTATCCTGTATGTCAGAGATAATTTGGCTCTGCTCTTCTATTTTCTGATTAACATTTTCAGAAACCTTATTGATGTCGTCAAATATGTTTTTATTCTCACCGGCAGATATTGTCGTTTTAATGCTGCTGTCATCTACTGCCTTAAAAAGTATATATGGATATTCTGACCTATTAGGAGTTTTACCTGTTCTACTAATAGTTTCATGATTCATCCCTTTAACGACCAAATCAGGATGGAAGTATTGTTGGCCTTGATATGGAGATACAGACGAGAACGCCAAGAATATAGTTTGCTTATTCGGGTTATTAATGTGAATAGTACAATCTTTCCCTTCGGGGAAAATATTCTCAAGGGATTGCCAAACTGCCGATGGAGAAAGTTCTAATGTTATCTCTTTGTCGTAAGTTCCATCTATATCAATCTTATCGGCGTTTAAGTTGAATATATCATTATCAATTCGTTCAATCATTGCCTGATTGGGTATTTGCTTCCAACTACCGGCACTCGTAAACGTCCCGCCCTGGAACTCCCATGTTTCTACCTTACCATCCGAATTGATGAACGACACCTTCAGCCCTACATTCCTAAGTTCTTGCGGGACTAAGACTACTTTTCAAGGCAAAAAATAGAAAATGGGTGGCTTTATATAGGCTTCTGAAGTATATATGTAAGGGGAATATAAGAAAAACATGAAAAGATAGAGTAGGGTAGAAAATCAGTAGTATTTATATTGACATTTTATGTCAGTGGAATGTAATATAAATAGGACGATTTGAATATAAGGAATTATAATTTTGGATAAAATTAAAATTCGGAATTATGATTTGTATGTTGATTTCTTTAGTTTTGATTGTAGCGTATATCGTATATGCTATTAGTGTCATGCAGGGAATTCCCTGGAGTGTGAGCGATACTTATTATCAGCTTGATAAACGGGGGCATCCCAAATGGCTATTCCAAGCGGCTATGATTGTCCCGGCTTTTTTACTTCTCCCCGCATGGCTGGATGTGTCTCCTGTGAAGATACAGTTTCTCGCTTTCCTTTCCGGCGTCGGGCTTATTTTTGTAGGCGCTGCGCCCTGCTTTAAGTTGGAACTTGAAGGCAAGGTGCATTATATCGCTACCGGAGTTTGCGGTGTGGCTTCGTTGGCTTGGATATGCCTGGTGGGGTATTGGCTGTTTCCTTTGCTACTGTTCGCTTCCTGTATTTATTTGACATACCGCTACCAAAGACCTATGTTCTGGGTAGAGTGCAGCCTTTTCCTGAGTGTTTATCTTACCGTGTTTTGGCTGCTGCTATGAATGTGAATGACTGGGTAATATTGATTACTGCATTAGGTGGTATCGAGGGAATCAAACAGCTTTTAAAATGGTGGATGTCCCGAAAGACGGACGCCCGTAAAGAGGATGCTTCTGCCGATGCTATGGAGAATGAGAATGAACGCAAACAAATTGCCTGGTTGGAAGAACGGATAGCACAGCGTGATACGAAAATAGACGGTTTGTATGCCGAGCTACGTCAGTCTCAAAGCGCCCATTTGGAAGAAGTCCATAAGCGGCATGAGATAGAATTAAAACTGAAAGAGGCTGAAATGAAACGGTGTGATGTTCGAGGATGCGGGGGACGAAAGCCGCCAAGTGATTACTGATGCATGGAAGGAAGGTGTTTCCCAACAGCTCCCTTCCGCCTTTAAATTTGACACAACTTAAAGTTTAACAAAGGCGAATTGCAAATATAACGAATATTTATGTAAAATCAAAGACGTATGAAGTATTTCACAATTGAAGAACTCTGCCAATCAACAACGGCAGACCGTAAAGGCATCGACAACAGATGCAGTAACGAAATTGCAGCTAATCTGACTGCATTAGTTGATAATGTTCTTGACCCGCTGCGTATATGGTACGGCAAACCTATTACAGTCAACAGTGGTTATCGCTGCCCTGCATTGAATAAAGCTGTAGGCGGTGCGGCTACCAGCCAGCATATGAACGGTCAGGCGGCAGACATTGATGCGGGAGACAGACAGCAAAACAAGCTCTTGTTTGAGTACATCCGCAAGAGCCTGCCTTTTGACCAGCTGATTGATGAGAGCAACTTCGCTTGGGTACATATTAGCTACAGATCGGATAGAAATAACCGTAATCAAGTACTGAAGCTATGAAAAAACTACTTTGGCTATTAGTTGTATTGCAGGTAATCGCTTGTGTCGCAGCTTGGTTCCGTCCGCACGAGCCTTTGCCGGCAGAAATACGTACCGAGACGAAGGTACAGACGGTTGTCAAACTTGATACGGTTCTTATCTCTGCACCGATAGCTGTCTTTTGGCAGATATTACCGAATGATACTATACGGATAGGTGATACCTTGCTTCATCGCAAACGGGTTGTGTATGAAGATAGCTTGTATCGTGCGGTGGTAAGCGGATATGTAGACCCACGGATGGATAGTATGACTGTGTATCCGAAGACGGTTTATCAGACGGTGACGAATGACATCTATCATCCGGTCACCACCAAGCCGAAGAAGAAGCGTTGGGGATTGGGGTTACAAGCAGGCTACGGCTATCCGGGCGGTTTTTATGTAGGTGGTGGGGTGAGTTATAATTTGTGGCTGTGGTAG